ACGGCGGCGCTGGCATCCAGCGTTACATTTGAATCGGCCTGCATCTCTATAAGCGACGTCTATTTGTCTTGCGGCGTTTACCCCCTCCTACAAACGGTCCAGCAGGACCCGATGTAGACCAGTGATTGGGTGTGATTGGGGTGCCCGTTATGGGCGAGTACGACGCACCAAAGTTGTCATTGGGTCTCTGGTGGTACGCAACTTCAGGTAATCCACTAACCTTGGAACCCTCAACCGCAAAGGCATACTGTGTGGCCGGGAATGGACTTGATGCCCATGGACCCGTTGATTGCGGATTTGTATAGAGTCCACCGTTTGCTAATGCCGCCGGCGCATTAGTGTGCGGCCCCCATTGGTAGGATTGGGGGAAATCAGACCAGCGGCCCCAATTTGTCACTGGTAGAGTGGCCGATAGACCGATTGGTGCGACACCACCACGCTGTGACCGTCTGCTTTTTCTTGACCGTCTTGTTTTTCTCGAGTTACGTCTGACCATGTCCTCTATTTTAGACTTAAACATTAAATTGAGAGGGCTACTATACGAAATGGATTCTTCTGGTGCTGCGTTAAGTGAGAAAAAATCTGTACGCGCTCGTCGCATGGTAGAGGAGGTGCGCGAGGCACTGAGCACGTCATCGGGGGCTGTTGTTGCGTCAAAATTTACCGAGTATCAAAAGGAATTTCCTACACTTTTTGCCACCCTTCTGCGTCCGGACTACCCACGCGACGTACTCGAGATGCTGCTTTCTCAGTATGAGAAGATGGAGGCTGGACAAACGTCGCAGCACGACGCTTCTGTGGCCGTGGGTACTGTTCTTGTTGATCGGTTCGTGAAGAATCAACTCCCCGCCACGAAATAGAATTTACACCCGTAAGTTCTTTTATTTCTTCATTTATCGTACGAAGGCGCCACTCGGAATCTTGCCATTTTTGATTTGTCGCCTCCTTATGCTCGATACACCATTGAATAGAACGTTCTACGTTGTGCTCAATATACTGTCGGATCTCTTTCTCATTTGGTCGTTCAATGAGATTGAGAGTATTTAGAATGATTTCTGCCTCCTGATAGGCTATCGCCTCTTGTAGCATTAACATGGTTTGAAGCCAGGCTCTATCCGGTTTTGTTTCAAGAAAAGACTGAATAATTTCGCCGCGTGCCGAGCACTGAATGGCCCGACGAAAGAACTCGTCGTCTTCGGCGGACAGGCCTAGAAAGCCCTTACAGATGAGATAGCGTTCTGCATTACCGCCACGACTTGTGCGCGGCTTCAGAATTGTCCATTCACGAAAAGAGCGGGTTGTGAGCCAAAGAAGTTCCAGCGTAGGGCGCAAAATCGTATCAAAGATTTTCACCAAAATGATTCCGCCTCTTTGAATACTCTTCATACCGACATAGAATTCTGCGGTCAAGAGTGGTAGTATAGTCTCTTCTTGCGCATTGAAATCTGAACTGAAGTCGAAACCACCGTCGGCTGTATAGATATGTGCCTTATTGGCGCCAAAGCGCTCGACATAATTATCCAGGTTCTCTATCTTTAGCAAATCACCCGTATCATCCGCACCATAGGTAATATTGATTTCAGGGTGTTTATTGAGAAAGGCCGAGGTCTTGCGCCAACCTGGAATGCTTTTACTCGTTGAGCGCAGCGTGATAGCCTGGCTATACTGTACACGCTCTGGCATTGAATCGTGGATGGCCTCGATAAATCCTCCTGGGCCTTCCGCGGCGTGCGATGTGATGAGTTTGTTTCCCTTGAGAATTTGTTCAATTTCTTGACCAAGGCCGGCGCCGACCCATAGTTCAAGCATCTTGAAATATGACCTTGAAAGCGGAATGCGACTCGCAACTGAACGACTCATGCGCCGATTGAGAGAAAGGAAAATATACTCATACGGATTTGTTATCTTCTTATAATCATCCCAAATACCCTGGTTATGAATTTGACCGATGCGATTCTTGACTTCATGTGTGCGCGTTAGGGTTGGCGAACAGTTCCATTGTTCGTATACAGGTTCTTCTTTAGCGACCTGTATAGAATATTTTTGTTCGCTTACTGGTGGCCCTCCCGTCCACCAGACCCAAGGCGGTGCTTTCGCAACGTTGGGATGCTCCATACCAATACAGGTTTTGATTCCTTTAGCCTTCAAATTTATTCCATGTTCGCAATCTTCCACAGATACTCTTTGTCTTCTGCACCTTTCTCATCGATTGTGAAGAAATTGCGCTTGAGACCTTCCATACATGCTTGCGCGGCAGCCTTGGCGAGATCCGGCCTGTTAGCCTCCATCGCCTTGTGAACAAAATAATAGCGAACGCAGTGCCAGTCCTTCTTTACAAAGTTGTAGTTAGAAATAACGGAATAGTAATCGCCATAGTACAATGTAAAGAGTTCTGGATGACGCACAAAACAATAACTCATAATTTGCTCGTCATTGTGGCCTGTCTCAATAAATAGCATTTCGTAAAAAATAGACATGGCGAGCGTATAGAGTTTACAGATTGTGGTTGCCTCCACCGAAAAAAAGGCGTTTGCCATTCCACAGAAGCCCTCATCGCAAATCAGTTTCATCTTATTGATTTGCTCCTCGTTCCTGTAATGGATATACATGACTGAAACCTTTGGCCGTGGATTAGCAAAGGCGGAATGAACGTCGGCAAGCATATCGGAGCCATGGACGAGATGGCTGATGCCGAAGTCAATCCAGAAATAATGCGTTCCATTAAAGTCGTTGCGCTCCATGGCAATCTTAAGGGCCATGAATTTGAAGGTCATCGTCAAAAGATAGGAGGGTGTATTGCGGTCAGACGGTCTCTTGTTCCAATTACGGTTATTCGCTATGATGCGCCAATTATCCTTGTATAATTCGTATTCTGAAATGTTTTTCTCAATATAGACGGTTGGGTACAGTTTTGTGTCGACCAGAGATTCGCGCAGGGGCTTAATTAAATCCTTCGTAATCCAATCACAAAAGATAATCATTGGGCTCTGAACGGATAGTGTTCCCTTGCCCTTTTCCAAATAGAACTCTGGCGTTCTCGTTTGGGGATTTGCGTCACGCAGATTTTTGAGATTGAAGAACATAGTGACTGCGACTGATTTTGACATTTATTGCTTATACAATCTATGTCAAAAATCTTTAGACCGGGTTAGGTCCCGGTTATTAAGTATACGTTATACAGAGTCATGAGTGGTGGTCCTTCATGGTCAAACACTGTTGAAAAATAAAATAATAATGATTTAACTCTGTTTCAGCGTTTTAAACGAAAGGTAACTCGTTCGGCAAATATGGCGACAAAATTAGCACAGAGATCGAAAGAAAGTATTACTTCTCATTTACCGAAAATTATCGCATCTCGTCTAAATGTGGCGGCCCCGTGGGAAGAGCCTTCCTTCTTATCATATAAAGATTGTAGAAAACCGACATTTAAACCGGTACCAGGTGAAATCTATTGTAAATCTGAAAATGGTAAAATTATTCAAGACGGCGACCAGATGATTAACTTCAAGCGTTTGACAAAAGCAAACACAAATCTTAGTATAAATTACGAATCCAGAAAAAGACGCTATTATAGAAGTAAAAACTATAATCCCGCTATTGGTAGCGTAACCGTCACTGATAAAAATGGTATAAAAACTGTAATTCCTATTAATGAGACGGTCGGTGATTCGTTGCGATTTTATACAGCACGTGGCCCGCGTCTTCGTCCAAAAGTTGCCACATATACAAACTTAAATAAACGTACAAAGTTAAAACATTTGGCACGAAATGATTTTGTTGGTAAGTTCGACCTACAAGATTATCAGGAACGATTGGATGACCCCACTACTAGAGAGGCTGCCGCTGCAGAATTGCGAACGCTGAAGCAAATGTTAATAGATGCTCGAACTATGAATCGCGAAGTATATGAGAAAAAATATGAAAATTGGAAAATGGTCCAAAATATAGCCGGAACATTGGGAATGGGTCTAGGACTTGCTACTGGTACTTCTGGTATATCAAGTGCAGTAACACAGGGCATTGGACATGCTTCAACTGCGGCGGCGGCGGCATCAACTGTAGGAACACACTCTGTAAAGACGTTTTCTAACATCGCAAGCCCTGCATTGGACCTCGCTGGTAAGATCGCTACATCCGTCTTAGACCGACGGGCATTTCAAACCGGCACTTTTTAGAGTTTAAATATACAGCATTATATAGTATTAATGGTCCATTGGGTATATGTTCTTGAGTGTGAAGATGATTATCTATATGTTGGTGAAACAACAAGGCTATTTAGAAGATTTAACGAACATCTGCGAAGTCGTGGGGGTTCAAATACAATTAAACATAAACCACATAAATTAATTGGCTTATACAAAGTAAATGAGAATCATTCTTTTATGAGATATAGAAATATAATCAAATCAGGTGAATACAATAGATTTATCCTTGACGATTGGGAAACTGATGGAGACAATCTTCTGATAGAAAATCATATCACTGAAAGGTTTTTATATGAACGTCGAGAAAATGACTGTTATGGTAGTGGATCAGAATGGTATAAAGTAAGAGGTGGAAAATACACACGAGAAACCTTGGACGAGACGGTTGCTATGTATAAATGGGCAAGTGAAAAAGAAGGCAGAATCTGTATGTCCAGAAATCCTGTAGAATCTATTCCTAATGATACCATTGTAGATAGACCTTTGTGTAAATGCTATTGCCCTTCAGAGGTAAAGTTGAGTAAAGATAAAACTAAAATATATTTTGTGTGTGCGTTGAAAAATGTTTGGGGTGATTTTTGTTCTGACTTACAGGTAGATACTCCTTGCGATTTCTGGCAACTATACACAGATGACAAAGAAGTCAAAACACAATATGAAGTAGTAAAAGCAAGGAGTAGGGAAAGTTGGGTATCAAATATACCGTTATCAATGTATAAAATCCATCCAGAACCTTGTATATCGTGTAGTAAGACTGACTATTTAGCAATATTCAATAGTGGAGCAAGGAGACTATGTCAAACCTGTATATTAAAAAAAATACGATTTATTAAAAGAAAAATATAATACTAAATCTATAATTTCACTTGTGTAAGCGCTGGTTTGAAATGCCCGTCGGTCTAATTGCTTCTGTACTCCATCTTAGTAATCCAGGTGTTTCACTCGCTATTTCGGCTGCTGTTACGTCAACAATTGGTGTCGCTTCAGCAATTATGGTAAAAAGATTAGAACACCAGAAACTAACAATTGAAATGAACGGTGACGCACTTATTAAAACGATTGACGAATTAATTGAAAACCACGGTAAACTCGTTTTAGAAGAAAATCCTATGTTTAAACGGGCCCGCGATATAAAAGCAAAGTTAAATAGCGCTATAGTAAATAAACAAAATGTCGAGGCTGCTATTACAAATATGCCGATAGAAGATCAGGATGAAGCGCTAACTTTATACGAACAAATGATAGCCGATGCGGTCGAACATAAAAATAATAATATTAAATCTGTAAGCCGCAGCAATAAAACGAAGAAAAATAGGAAACTCGTTTTTTAGAAAGAATTCTATTATAATATGTACACGATATGGTATACATATTATTACTATAAATTTATAATCCCTTGTACTTTATGTAGAGTTGCATTATCTTTTTTGGGTCTCCGTCCATTATCATACCCAGGCCGTTGCTTGGACACCAGAGCGCGACTTCATCCTTTTCAATGATATCTTTTGGCATGGATATGGTTAGGTGTGGATTCTCTCTTAAATTATCTATCTTCGCTTTCGCTTTTTGAAATACCTTGTAGGAGATTTTTCCTTCGAAAATATGGTATTGATAGTGGAAATGTTTAGGGAGATCGGCGTGATGCCCACCGACGACCAGATTCGGTATCTCACGTAGGCCCTGGATATCCTCCAACTTGATGCGCGATTCCTCTTCGACTTCACGACGAACTCCCTCTTTTAACAGAGCGCGAAGTTGAGTTCTTGCTGTCCTATGTTTGTGCTGTATGGTCTCGTACTCTTTGTATTCGACTTGTCCCTTCGGTGGGTCCCAACTCTTCGGGCCCTTGGTACCGATATCGTGTACTAGGACGTAACATGGTTCGTCGGTCTGACCTGGTACATCTTGGACTTCGAGAAAGGTTGCTGTTCGCAAAAAGACCCGGTTTTCAGATTCTGGTAATTCAACATAAACGTACTGCTTGTTAAAGCGTTTGAAGTCGTGAGATCCGAAGCGACAACCGGGAACATACAAATTCCAGCCACTAATTCTTGTCCCGACGTGGTGTATTTTTTCACCATGTACGGTTGTCTCCATGTGCCCTACTTTTGCCTTCTTTAAAATCTTGCGCTATAATATAAACAATGGGTTTTGTAGGCAAGTATCACGCGACGGCAAAGGGTGTTATGAAGTGGGCGGAGAGTGAGTTGGAGCACGTGGGACGTATCGCTGCGGTTGAGAATCCCGACATCCAGTATTCCTATGCCCAGAGCACGGTTAATGGTATGATGCACTTGCGTGATGCGCTGTTCGAACTCGTCAATGACCCTGATTATAAGGAGAAGAAGACAGACCTGTTGCGTACGCATGACCAGGTTGTTCGTGCCTTAAAGCATCTCATTAAGGACTATGATGTCAATCTAAATGATATTAGAAAGTTCAACACGCGTGGTGTCCTCAGCGGTTTCAACTACTTGGAGAACAATACCAAGAAGAATAACAACAAGAAGACTGTTAAGAATAATAACAATGTAATTAAGAATAAGAATAACAATAACAATACGCGCAAGAATAACAATAAGCAATACGGCGGGTGAGGTGGGCGCGTCTATGCTTAAACGCCAACTCTAGTTCGTAGCATCTGTATACAGGGCTGTATGACGACTTTGTACTAAATATTAATTAATGGTGTACCGAGTCTGACCTTGAACAATTATAGAGTTTGCGTTTGTTTTAAAACTACAGGAATTAAAAATTTCTGTGGTTCTAAATTTTTATTTTACTTTGTTTTATTTTGTTTTGTTTTGCTTTGATTATTCGTCGACCAGTACTACATCCATATCAGGCATGAGTTCGGATGCGATATTCTCGTGTGTCTGCGGCAACGGCGGCTGAATCTGGAGATTGTCCGTAGCGCAATAGCCTGCTTCACGTGTGTACAGGACATCGTCAATCTTGTCCACATCGACCGCACCCGAGCCAAATTCAGGGTCGAAGCGAGTATCTTCAGGCGTATCCGCCACAAAGCGCATCATTGCCTCCTCGTCCAGTAGGATTTGACTGAACGACGTGCCACCACGGATGGGCTGGCCTGTCATGATATTGGCCGAGACACCCGTAATTGGGTCAAGTTCACCGTATAAGGCAGCACGCAACATAATGTCCTCCGTCTGCTCAAAGGAGGCCTTCGCTAGCGGGCCGATATTGTTCTTGTTGATGCCATATCGGTCGACCGACATCAGACGGCCTCTGGAAGCCATTACGTCGCACAGGAGGCACAAGTGGCGGTAGTTGACATACGTCTCCTCGAACAGTGTTGAGATTTCCTTGAACAGGACCGCGCGCGTGGCCTCAATACCCAGGTTCTCGAAGACATCGTGTACGTTGTTCGAATACAACTTGGAGGCATCTACATCTGGGTGGCACATCACATCAAGGAAGTTGGAGCCATCCGTATCTAGAACGAACTGTTCTACGGAGTTGTACTTGTTGCCATTCAGTTCATACTGGTCCGTCGTCTTGTTAAACGAAACTGCACGAAGACCAGGAACACCACGCACAATCGTGCCCATCAGAATCTTGTTCTGGAGCATCTTGAGTTGGTTCAGTGAGTTTAGCGGGTCCGCGTCGTCTGCGTTCAAGCGTAGACGGAGAACCAGGCGACTACTATTGTAATCACTGTAGACCGTTGAGACTTCTGTATCAAACTTCTGGTTCAGGACGAAGGCCACGTCGTCCATCGTAATATTCTTACTGAACATCTTCTCACGGTCTAACTCCATGCGCAGAATCCACGGACTACGCTTCTTCTGTTCCTTTTCGTTTGAACTTGAAGCCTGGGCTGCCGTAGCATCATCTGTCTCGTCTACAGGCTCCTCTGGACTCTCGGCCTCTTCTTCGGCCTCCTCTTCCTCGAGCGCCTTCTCGTAGCCGGCATAGAAGGCCAACCATTCCGCATCCTCATCGATAAGAGTCGCGTCATCGCGCGGGTCAAAGTAGATGCGCGCGACCGTGGTCAGGTCTTGTAGAACCGTAAACTCCAGTTCCTGTGCGACACGACGGGCCTCGTCCTTCGATGAACGCAGGTCCTTGCGCAGATAGACCGTTAGACTGACCGCCTTGGGATTGCGAGTCGCCTTCAGCAATTCCTTCAGACGGGGAACACCTCGAGTCACATTGGACTTGGAGGCTACGCCTGCTAAGTGGAACGTATCGCACATGGCTATACATGATTCTGTCATAAAGTTACGTGTCTTTTCAACAGTTACATCGTAGACCCATTCACACATTGGCTTAATTTCCTTGATTTCCTTGACCGTATCACAGACGATTTCTTCAAATGTTTCAATTGAAGAGACTTTTAGACCACGGGTACCAGTAATGAAATGGGATGTGAGCAGTTTCTGCTTGTTCGCGATAGACAACGTAAACGTCTTTGCGAATACACGACTGTACTTTGCTGATATAACGAGTGTATACGCTCTGCGAACAGATTGGAATACGCCACGTTTGGGCATATAATTAGTCATATTTGCGAAGATACCATAACGAGATAGAAGGACAGAGAAGCGTGTTAGGAGGTCCTTTGAAACAGATGTTGCTGTAATATATCCCGCCTTTTTATCAACACTACCATCACCAGAAATGTATCCGTCCACCAGACCTGCTACGAATTCGTCAGGAGCCTGTAGAGCAAAGTCAGGTATCTTCTTCTCACCTGATACGCGACCAAAGAGATTCTGCATGACGGTCGCAATAAGGGTGGAATGGATAATAATACTAGAAGTGGTCCCCTTGATACCCGTCTTTTTACATTCGCGTTCCTCCTTGACTAGATGCGTACCGATATTCCACTCGTCCATCAGACTTTTTATCTTCGCAAGATAGTTATCGTCGTTATTTGTAATACAGACTTGTGTTGTATTTGACATGCCTTCAGCAAGATAGGCACCCGCAAAGAAGCCAAACTCCTTTGTTAGAGGGAGGTCTTCGGGTATTTGGGATACATCAGGACGAGTTCTCTTCGGATAGACGAAACCTGCCTTGACCGTCCCAATATTTGTGTTCTTACCATCCACGAACGCCTCGCGGAAACCGTCGCTACGGCTGTAAGGAATCGTGAAGAGAGTACCCTGATTCTTTTGGAACCAATGTCTATCATCGCCGCTCAGTGCTACTAGAGCCTTTTCGACATCTGTTCCGTACAGCCACTGTGTTGGAGGTAGGACTTCGCGCAGTGAGATTGTCTTCAAGATACCAATCTGATCCAGGACTAGCGTACTCGCAATCGGGACCTTGTCGCCAACTTTTAGATCAGACCCATTAGTACCTACAACTTTGTTGTCTATGCAGGTTAAGAATGACTTCGCTTTCGTGGCCTTAACTACACGACCACTCTTGAGAGTGACCTCCAAGATTGTATCCGTGCCATCCGCATTGATTACAGGGTGACGCGTAATTGCCTCCAACTTTGTCCACATCATTTTACCATTCTCATCGCATGAGATAGCCTTCCAATCATTACCATCATCAAGAGGAATATAGATTTGACTGTTGGGAAGGCGCTGGATCTTTTCGGAGTCGGTGGTTTCAGCGTAATCATCAATAAACTCGCCGATTTGAGGAGTAATGATGCGACCATTCTTAGCAATCATGATGCGCGTATCCCAGTCAACACTGTTCAGCGTCATCTGCGTTGACGGCTCGCCAATCGACTGTGCTGCCACGATGCCCACCATCTCACCAGGATTGGCCATCGCCTTCCAGTGCTTCAGGATGATTTGCTCGGCCAGAATATCAACCGCCTCCTTGGTATAGCCTAACTTCTGTAGTTTGAGCGGGGCCAGGTGATAACGGAGAAGCGCTGCCCAGAGACGGTTCTTGGTCCAAGTACGCTTCGCGATGCGCTCTTGGGCATCAAGGATATACTGCCCCGTCGCCTTGGGCTCCTTACCCGTGAAGCCGAACTGGCGCGCCATCGTGTTTGTCAGACGCTGCAGATGGACCGGATAATAGACGTTCTGCTTGTCCGCCTTCTCGAGACGACGTAGGTAGACGCGCTCTACTAGAATACGACGGTCATTGATGACCGCCTTGATATAGGCCTCCTGCTTGTCCTTCGATACATCAGGAATGGCGAATTCTGCGCGAATATCGTCATCCGATAGTGCACCTAGGTTCAGAGGCTGGGACTCAATCTTGGTCGAGTTGATACCATCCTCGCCATAGGCAAACTGGATAATATTGCCGACTGCGTCGCGGACCGAAGAATCGTGCTGAATCGTCAGGTCCTCCATGGCCTTAACGAGTTGGCGCTGCATATATCCAGTATCTGCAGTTTTTACAGCTGTATCAATGAGACCCTCGCGACCCGACATCGCGTGGAAGAAGAACTCGTGCGGAGTCAGACCCTTGATGAACGAGGACTCGATGAAACCACGAGCCGCCGCACCATCGTCGAAGCGCTTGAAGTGAGGCAGCGTGCGGTCCTGGAAACCGTACGGAATGCGCTTACCCTCAATGTTCTGCTGGCCCAGAACGGCAATCATCTGGGCCACGTTCGTGTTCGAGCCCTTGGAACCCGCCTTAATCATATTCGTCATGCGGTTGTCATCCGAGAGCGAGTTTCTACCCTCCTTACCCGCACGGTCAATAACCTTGTTCAGCGTGGCGAAGATTTTAGACTCGAACTCCTCGTGGTTCGTGCGGCCTGACGAGTTATCGAAGAGGCCCGTGTGGACCTGGAGCAGAATGTCCTCGATTTGGCCCTTGAGCACGGACAGTTCCTTATTAATCTTGCCCTTCGTGTCCTCATCGGCAATCAAATCTGAAATACCGACGGAGAAACCGCTGTTCATCAAGAAGTTCGCCATCATACGCTGGAGCGAGTCCAGGAAATCAACCGTGACATCGTGACCGAAGTCATTGTAAATGACGTGAATCAGTGCTTTGGAGAACACATCCTTGTCCAGGATACCCTGCTTGATGATACCGTTCTGAATCTTGACGAAATTGGGTGAATCCGTATTGTCCTTGGTCTCATCGAACGAGATGTTGCGCATCTCGAGATTGACCGCCGGTAGAAGCGTGCTCAACAGTTGCTGACCCGACCAGAGAGGGATAGGCTCCTTCATCACCGGTTCAGGCAGAACACCATTCCAGCGCGGGGCCCAGACCAGCAAGTTCATCGCCTCGCGACGATTGAAGAGAACGTTAGGTCTCGTGAAGCGGTTAACGCCCACCAGCGTGTCCTGAACTACGGATACGATAGGCTTGGACTCACGGGGACCGACAATTTGTAGCGGAACGGCCGCGATTTCGCGCAACTCGATGGCAGCCTCGATGGACTGCGGAATGTGCGCGTTCATCTCATCGCCGTCAAAATCGGCGTTATAGGGCGCCGTAACACTGACGTTCAGGCGGAACGTGTTGTACGGTAGAATCTTGGCCCTGTGACCCATCATTGACATCCTGTGGAGCGACGGCTGACGGTTGAAGAGGACGATGTCGCCATCCATCAGATGGCGATTTACGATATCGCCCTTGAACAGTTGGATGTCCTTGGCGTTTACGTGCTTGAGCGAAATCATACGGCCATCGGCGGCCCGGATAATCGTCTTCGCACCAGGGTACTTGTCAGGGCCGTTCTGAATGAGCGCATACATGCGGTCAATGTTGTAGGCCGTGACGCGTTCAGGGTGCGTCAGATTCATCGCAATCTTGAGCGGAACACCGAGTTCGGCAACAGAGATATTCGGATCCGGCGTGATAACTGAACGGGCCGAATATTCGACGCGCTTACCCTGCAAGTTATTACGGATGCGACCCTCCTTGGAGCCCAGGCGCTGCTGGAGAGACTTGAGGGGGCGGCCGGAGCGCTGTGCTGATGGGGCAACTCCAGGAATCTCGTTATCTATAAATGTAGCAATGTGGTACTGCAGAACGTTGGTCCACTCATCGATAGCCTTCTTCTTCGCATTCGCACCAATCTTCTGCTCGAGATTCTTGTTGGTCTTGATAATATCGATGAGTTTCTGCGTCAAGTCATCTTCAGAACGCTGGTTGTTGTCCTGGAGAACTGACGGGCGAACCTGCGGAGGCGGAATCGGCAGAACTGTGCACATCATCCAGTCCGGACGGCACCAGAAGCGGCTAAAGCCCATAAAGTCAACATCCTCGTCGCTGATACGACGCATTAGACGATAGACATATTCGGGCTCGAGATAGCGCTCAATAATGCCGTCCTTGATTCCCGAAGCGACATCTGCCGGAAGAGCCATCCCTTCAGGGAGTTCGATATCCTTCCACTCGGCGACGATACGGCAAATGTCTTCGTCCTTGTACTTGTTCGGCTGGCGAGCACCGCAACCGTCCTCAATGTCCTCGCCGCAGCGGGTAATCTTGCTGCACAGTTCGAGAACCATCTTCCAGCGAGACTCACCCTTGAGTCGCAAGAGGTGCTTGTAGCGACTCTTATCAATGCGCAACTTGCCGCACTTGATACAGACGCACCGTAGAATTTTCATAATGAGTTTGAAGAACTGGATATAGTATACGGGGCGGGCCAACTTGTAGTGGCCAAAGTGCCCAGGGCAATTATGGTTGTTAAGACCGCAACTGCGACAGAGTTTCCCATTTTCTAGGACACCCATCCGGGGGTCAAAGAGACCACCTATTTTACCTTCGACGGCTACGTGGCTAGTTATTTCTACCACCGAGCGTCTAATGACTTCATCAGGACTGAATACGCCAAACTGAATACCAACAATGGTTTCAGTTTCACTTGAGTTTTGTAAATAGGGCATGGCGACGCTATCTGCTACTATTTAACCTTTTTTAAAGTGCTTTTTCTTGAGTTTCATGTATTCAAATTGTTGGGTATTTTCATTAAAAGGTTGTTTTAAATCTGCGTTTAGGGATAGAGATGGTGTATACACGTAAACATACACGCAAGGCCCCGGTGCGTAGAATGAGGGGTGGTGAGACGGGCAAGACGCGGCGTGGTAAAAATCCTGATGGATTCCCCCGTGGAGCTCGTCTTGACAAGGGAGCGGTACCTTTGAATGTAGCGGCTAGACGTAATGCCGTCCGTCCAGCAGGGGTACCGAGCACAATAGCAGAAAGCAATAATGAACATAATTCTACTGGGCCGCGCGCGGTACCAGCAGCGGCGGCACCAGCAGCAGCGGCACCAGCAGCCAGTTTATTCGGACAGGAAAATGGCCGTAGTTGGGGAGACCAAGAATTAAATGCTAATGAGGCCGACCCCAGTCGTGGTGCTAACGCTCGTGCCCAACTCTCCCAGATTGAGGCGGAGGGACGTGCTCGTAATGCTGCCTACGCGCCCAGACCTCTTGCTATTGAGAACGGCTCTGTAGGCTCGCAATCAAGAGAACCGCTACAGCAACCTCAATTTAATAGCAGTGGTCGCCCTGTCGTTAACTTAAATGCGGCTCGCCGTCAAGGTCAGCCTAATGCTGTACAGTTGCCAGCAGCAGGTCCTCTTCAATTACAGTCATCTGCTGCTGAAAATGCAGCGCGGGCAGCAGCTAATGCGAGCCCGCTTCGCATAGGAAATACGCCTCGTAATGCCAAAGGAAATATCAGGCCAGGTATTCTACCAAGTGGACCCACTATTCAAGTGCCTAATGCTGTGCGCGGAGTAAATGGGCGCCCTGTAAACCCTCTTACACCGGCATCCTCGCCAAACTACAACTTGAATAGTTCGTTTACAAAGATTAAGTCCGAGCACAATTTCGTCAAATCATGGGCGAACTCGATGAAGACAAAAATTAATGGTCTTTTGGCACCTGCAGCCAGCGCAGCCGCTGGTGGCTCCAGACGTCGCTCAAGAAAAATGAGACGCTAGATGTATTCTTTTATTAAAAATTGAACTTGGAAAAGGATAATTTTTAATAACCAAAATGTCGCTCGAACTTATCATCGGGCCCATGTTTGCCGGTAAATCTTCGGCTCTACAGAGTATTGTTCGCCGGCGGACGGCTATTGGGTGGACCGTTCTCGTTGTTAAACCTCTTATTGATACACGCTATGGGGATTCCGATGAAATTGTCAATCACGATGGGCAACGGTGTCCTGCCATTCGGGCGGAAAAGTTAATGAAGTTTTACGATGAGAAAGTACGGCACTCCGACGTGGACCTCGTCGTAGTAGAAGAGGGGCAATTCTTTGGCGACCTCGTTCAATTTGTTCTTGCGTGCGTGGAAACACTTGGAAAACATGTTGTCGTGGTCGGTCTGGATGGAGATGCCCATAGGAAGCCATTTGGACAAATTCTAGAACTGATTCCGCTTGCTGACGAGGTTCAGCGTATTTATGCTCTCTGTAAGATGTGCGGCGATGGGACATCGGCACGGTTTACATGTGCGATAAATAAGGATGTATCTGACGCAACACAAGAGGGAAAACCGCGTGTTGGCGGTGTTCATGACTATATACCGCTTTGCAGACGGCACTATCTGGCTAATTATACTAAGACTACGTAATGGGTAAAACTTGAAGCGTTGGTTATAGATTTCTTTTTACAAGAAATGGAGTATAATGGACAACTAGGTATTCTGGCAGATTATTTGAACAATATTGGTCCATGGCCTTCGGCAGTAAATGAAGAGCCGCGGAATATTATTACGAATCAAGGTTATTATGAGGAGAGCGCTCCTCTTCAGAAGACTTCGACACGCTATGAAGTAATAGAGTGTGTCTATTCGTCGCAAACGGATGCCGCCGAGACCGTTGTGATTCAGAATCCTGACTATGGTCGCATGCTCTTTCTGGACCACGAACTTCAGTCCAGTTCATACGATGAGCGCATTTACCATGAGACCCTTGTACATCCTGTTATGATGGCAACCGCGCACATTAGTGATAAAAACGTGCTTGTTGTTGGTGGGGCTGAAGGTGCCACAGTGCGCGAAGTGTTGCGCTGGGCATGGAATCGCGTTCGCCATATTGACTGGGTTGATATTGACCCGACTCTAGTTGAAGTCTGTAAGACGCACTTGAATTATGCACCGACTATTTATAATGATACGCGGGCTAAATACCACGCAGCAGATATTATGGTGTTTCTACAAAATATCGTCGGTCTGTACGATGTTATCATTCTTGACCTACCTGACCCTGACCCTTCAGAACTTCTACTTTATGGACCGGCCTTTTGGAACCTTGTACACGGTGCACTGAAGCCTGGTGGCACCATTGTATCTCACGTAGGACCCGTTGAACCTCGCCGGCACCAGGGGTTAACAATGGTGCGCGATGGTGCCATGGCAGCAGGCTTTGACTATGGTACGGCCTATCATACGCTGATTCCCTCCTTTCAGGGCGAGTGGGCCTTCTGGATGAGTTGCTCTAGTCAGCGTAGCGATATGTTTCTGCCTATCGACCTTCAAATCATGAATGAAGACTACTACAGAACTATTATGCACTGGGACGCGCACTGGTTCTAAAAATAGTAATATTTGTATTTATAATTTTTTACAGGATTATGTCACTGATTGAACGTGGGCTATCCGTTGAATTGCGCGGGCTCGTTTTCGGCGAACTCTCAATTACATGAATCTTTTTACTCTTTGTCTCAATTACGTGCTTCTCATAAAGTACATTTGTATAATAAATAATCTCTGCTTTCTTCTCGTCAATGGGAGGTACGGTGAGGTCCTTCTTCAGTTTGTTGATACGCTGATTCTGGGCGCGACGAGAGAGACCAGCGGCGGCACCAAAGAGCAAAAGGGCTCCCAGAACTGCCCCTACAGCGATACCGGCCACTGGCAGGGCTGGGCCTACTGCTGCGGCTGTTACGGGAGGTACGAGAACCATTCCTGACTGAATCGTTGTCAGCGAAAGACCTGATACAGAGGCTAGATTGTTTTCATAGGGGGCTAGAACCTGGTTCAGAACCGTTGCATTATTAGACATGCTTGTCAGCAGTGTCATTGCTGGACTGGTGTCTCCAACGATATCAATGTTGACACTGACACTGATACCCGTTGTTCCTGATGCTGCGAGTCGGCGGCGAAGATGACAGTTCAGTTCACCGTTGATAGGGTCGGTTGGTGAAAATACCGTTATGTTGCCAGAGGCCATGTCCGTTAGTGAACTGATACGAATCGCATTCGTACCCATCGCCTTTGCGAAACTACACCGAAGCATTGTTGATGCGCCATTCATAAACATCTGCTGGCTAATACCTACATTAGTAATGCTGACAGCAATTGTTGTCGCGGTGAGGCCGCTTGTGGTCGTTGCAGTGGCGGTGCCGCTTGTCGTCCCTGAAGACGAAGGAGAGGCCGTAGATGAAGTAGTTGCCTGGGCGGATGGTGTGGCGCTTGATGACGCAGACATTGTTGGCTGTGTGGATGCGGTAGGCTGTGGTGAGCCCGTGGCTGTGGATGACGACGTCTTGGATGCCGTAGCAGTCGCAGATGCAGTGTTCGTGGCCTGTGCGGATACAGTAGAAGTTCCTGAAGTTGTTGCGGTCGCAGATGCAGTGTTCGTGGCCTGCGCGGATGCCGTTACACTTCCTGTAGCCGAACTCGTTGCCATTGTACTTGCCGTTGGTACACTTGACTTTGTAGGTTGCGCAGAATAACTCGGTTGCGAACTGTATGTTGCCGTCACCGTTGATGAACCAGTAGACGATGGTACTGCGGATGTCGAAGGATTCGGCGAACTAGATGAAACCGGTGAGACGCTTGTAGTGGCGGAACTTGATACAGTTGGAGAAGGTGATGCGCTTGTTGAAAATGTAGGATATGCTGAAATGGAGGCCTGGGCTGAAGTTGAAGGGTTCGCTGAGTTTGAAGGGTTTGCTGACACTGAAGGATATGCTGAAGCCGAAGGGTTTGCTGACACCGAAGGGTTCGCTGACCCTGAAGGATTCGCTGACGCTGAAGGATTCGCTGACGCTGAAGGATTCGCTGACGCTGAAGGATTCGCTGACGCTGAAGGATTCGCTGACGCTGAAGGATTCGCTGACGCTGAAGGATTCGCTG